GAACTATCTGTATCTATCGAGCAAGCAACAATGGGTGAGGTCACCCGCAAGGACTTGCGCCCGAACGACTGGCAGGCAATATGGCCTGAACTTATTAAGAAAGGAAATAAATGACACCCACATGGAGCGACGGAACGCCGAAAAGCACTAATAACGCTTTCACGGTTCCATCACATCGCACAAAACCGCCTGCAAAAAATAACCCGAATCGCATCAAGCTGACGAAAGTTGAAGCGGCTGCGGTTACGTTTATGAGCGTCGAAGAATCTCGCGCTTTCAGAGAGCAGATAAAACAAAAACGGGGGCTCACATGACCGAAAGAGTCACAGGCTTAGAACATCTTGGAATGGGTCAAAACTGCTTTAACTGGCGAATTGCACCAGTAGTTCAAGAAGGCCCAACGGAAGCCGAATTGAAATACCTTGCAAACCTTGAGCGCCAGAAAATTTACCAGCGCGCATACAGAAGAATGCACAAGAATGCGACTCGCGTTAATCCTGAAAACTTTAGCTGCGCATCGTTTACACCCAACTCAACAAAGGCACCGCGATGACACAGCACACTTCAATCATCAAAGAACTGCGCAAAGGTTGGTTGACTGGTTTGGATGCGCTAAAGAAGTGCGGGACTATGAAACTGGCGACAAGGGTTTCTGAACTTCGCCGCGAGGGGTACGACATCAAAGACCGTTGGCAGGAGGCTAATGGCAAACGTTTTAAGGCTTACACCTTGAAAGCAAAAACCGCTACTCGCGCTAACGGGTAACGGTTTTCTATTCACCACCAAGAAAGGGTTAGTAATGAGTGACAGTATTTTATATCAGGATTTCCTGAGACGCAAAGTGCACAGCACTGGCGACTTTGGTTTTGATCCTGTTTGGATGCCTGAATCAGCTTTTGACTTCCAAGAGCACATCATTGAAAAGGCAGTCCGCAAGGGCCGCATTGGGATGTTTGCAGATACGGGGCTAGGCAAGACCTTGATGCAGGTAGCAATCGCTGAAAACATCATACGTCATACAAACAAGCGGGTTTTGATTCTCACGCCGTTGGCCGTAGCTTTTCAATTCATTGATGAAGCTGCGCGTATTGGTGTTGATGACATTGCCCACAGCAAGGGCGGAGAGATCTCCAAAAAGATAACCGTCTGCAATTACGAGCGATTGCACTTGCTTAACCCTGATGACTTTGTTTGCGTGATGTTGGATGAATCCAGCATCCTTAAAAACTTTGCAGGCAAGACACGCGATCAGATCGTTGCGTTTATCAAGCGGGTTCCTTATCGATTTCTGTCCACTGCAACGCCTAGCCCTAACGACTTTATTGAGCTTGGGAATAGCTCTGAGGCATTGGGGTACATGGGTTATATGGACATGCTGACAAAGTTCTTTAAATCGAACCAAAACAGCGTAGATAGCAATAACCGAAACATTGGCGAGAAGTTCTACCTTAAGCCACATGCAGAGCGTGATTTCTTTGCATGGGTCAATCAATGGTCAGTGATGGTTAAAAAACCGTCTGACCTTGGGTTTACCGATAAGGGCTACGAGTTGCCAGCTTTGCACGTCAAGAAGCACATGGTTAACAACTCAAAGACGTGGTGCATGGATGGCCAGGACAGTCTATTTGCCATGCCAGCCGCCACGATGACAGAAGTTCGGGAAGAGCAAAAGCTGACAGTTAAAGAGCGTTGCGAACGGGCTGTGCAGCTTGCAGAGGGTAAGACTTCTGTTTACTGGTGCAACCTGAATGAAGAGAGCGAACTCTTGTCCAGCCTCGATAAAGATGCAGTCGAGATCATCGGCGGAATGTCAATCGACAAGAAGGAAGAGATTCTTGTTGCCTTTGCACGGGGTGAGATTACGCGCCTGATTACCAAGGCCCGTATGACATCCATGGGCTTGAACTGGCAGCACTGTAAGCACACGGTATTTTTTCCAACGTGGAGCTATGAGCAATATTACCAAGCCATTCGCCGCTTCTGGCGCTTTGGCCAAAAGTCCGAAGTTACCTGTGACATGGTGATTTCTGAGGGCCAAGAGCGCGTCTTAGAAGCCTTAGAACAAAAGACACAAAAAGCAATTGAGCTTTACGGGAATCTGGTAGCAGCAGCTAACCGTGATTTCAGTTTCTCAGTCAAAGAATTTAACCAAACAGTGCGCCTGCCGGAGTTTATCTAATGAACACAAAAGACCAAATCATCACCAGCCAATACGCGATTTACAACTCGGATTGCATGGAAGTTATGCCAACACTCCCGGATAACTCTGTGGATATGTCGGTGTATTCCCCCCCATTCGCTGGCCTGTACAACTATTCAAGCAGTGAGCGTGACTTTTCCAACTGCGAAAACAAAGAGCAGTTCTTGGAGCAATACGAATACCTTATCGCTCAAATTGGACGGGTAACAAAGTCAGGGCGCGTTACCGCGGTGCATTGCACAGACGTTTTTGATAACTCTTGCCGCCTTTGGGACTTCCCGCACGAGATCATTCGTTTGCATGAAAAGTATGGTTTCCAGTACCGCAACCGAATCACTATCTGGAAAGAGCCTTTGAAGGTTCGTATGCGGACGATGGTTAAGAGCCTGATGCACAAATTGATCGTAGAGGACTCTACGCAGTGCTTTACGGCCATGCCTGACTATGTGCTGGTGTTTACTAAGAAAGGCGACAACGCCGTTCCAGTTACACACCCGCACGGATTGAAGCGCTATTTTGGTGATACCCCAATCTTGCCGAATATCCTCCGCGCCTTCAACAACGCGAACGAAACCAAGTTCAATGAAGAAGAGCTGTGGGAATACCTGCAAAACAATTACAAAGACCACACCGACCCGAAGAGCAACAAACTGAGTCACTACATATGGCAGCGCTATGCGTCGAGCGTATGGGATGACATTCGCATTGATAACGTCTTGCCTTTCCGTGACTCCCGCGAAGAGGACGACGAAAAGCATGTGCACCCGCTGCAGTTGGATGTGATCGACCGCCTGATTGAGCTTTACAGCAACGAAGGCGAAGTTGTCTTAACTCCATTCATGGGCGTAGGTTCTGAGGTTTACAGCCCTGTTTCCATGGGTCGTAAGGCTATCGGCATCGAACTGAAAGACAGCTATTTCAAGCAAGCCAAGATCAATCTAGAACTGGCTGGCCAACGCTTCACCAAAGAAAGCGGATTGAAACAAGAGGCACTGTTTTCCAGCGATGAAGAGTTGGAGATTGCGTAAATGGCTGGCGATTGGATAAAGATGCGGACCAGCCTCTTAACGCATCCGAAAGTTGTCCGCATTTCGTCCGCATTGAAAGCGGACAGACATCGGACAGTTGGCGGACTTTATTCCGTGTGGTGTCTTTTCGATGTCCATTCTGATGACGGACAACTTGCAGAATTCACACATGAAACACTCGACGATATTGTAAATTTCGATGGAATTTCTCGCGCAATGGAGTCTGTTGGATGGTTAATTTCTGACAAAAATGGATTGAGATTGCCTGAATATGACACCCATAACGGCCAATCTTCCAAGCGTAGGGCACAGGATTCTGAGCGCAAAAGAAGTGTCCGCAAAGTGTCCGCATCGGAAGCGGACAAATTAAAGACAAAAAGCGGACCAGAGAAGAGAAGAGAAGAGAAGAGTATTAAAGAAGCTAACGCTTCTTTGCGCGGTACAAAAAAATGTCCTGCATCGTTTGAAGTTACGCCAAACCTAATCGACTGGGCACTTGAATCATGCCCACTGGTCAACACTGCAAACGAAACACCAGTTTTCCGCGACTACACATTCTCTCGGTCAATCACTGACTGGGCGGGGGCATGGCGCAACTGGATGCGAAAAGCCCAAAAGGATGCTGACAAGCGAAATCCAAATTCTGAGACTGCTTACCAAAAATCAATGCGTGAGCGCGTAGCTGAGTTCTCCCCTGAACTTGCCAAACAGTCCCCAGACTATTCAAAAACATTTATCCAAGAGGTGCAAGATGTCATTGCCATTACAGGCTATTGAACGGTTATTCCTTCGCCTGGGCGCAACCTATGGCAGGGACTTCACTGGAAAGTACGAAGGAACGGACGCAAACGCCGTCAAATCGTCTTGGGCGCATGAGTTGGACCGTACCCCTTTGCCAAGCATTGCATACGCCCTAGACAACCTTCCACCACGTTGCCCGAACGTTATCGAATTCCGCGCACTGTGCCGTTTTGCACCGTCCGAGGGTGTTCCTGCATTGCCTGAGCCAAAAGCAGACCCAGAGCGCGTACGCCAAGAGCTTGCAAAGTTGGGCCATGTGCGTCTTGAACCTGCCGTGAAGGTTGATCGACTGGACTGGGCTAGGGCGATATTA